CCAACGACTCGTGTAGGTAACTACACTCAGATCGTTCAGAAAACTGTACAAGTTTCTGGTACTTTGGACAAAGTAAACAAAGCTGGTCGTAAGTCAGAAAAGGCTTACCAATTGGCTAAGGCTTCTGCTGAATTGAAGCGTGACTTAGAAACAATCATCACAGCTAATCAGGGTCGTAGCGCAGGTACTTCTACTGTTGCCCGCACAATGGGTTCCTTGTTGTCATGGATCAAAACCAACAGCTCACAAGGCTCTGGTGGTTCTGCTCCAGCAACTTCTGGTGTATCTACACGTACAGATGGTACTCAGCGTACTGCAACTGAAGCACTCTTGAAAACTGTTGTTGCTTCTATTTTCGATCAAGGCGGCTCACCAAAAGCTGTATTCGTTGGTTCTGCTGGTAAGCAAAAGCTGTCAACCTTTGCAGGTATCGCAGTTAACCGCTATCAGATCACTAAGCCTGAGGCTGGTGTAATCATTGGTGCTGCTGACATTTATCAATCTGACTTTGGTCAATTGTCTATCGTTCCAGATCGTTTCATGCGTAGCCGTGATATGTTGATTCTCGATCCTGAGTACGCAGCAATGGCTTACTTACGTCCATTCATGACTAATGATTTGGCTAAGTCTGGTGACTCCGAGAAAACTCAGATTCTTGCTGAGGTAACTCTAGAAGTAAAAAACGAGGCAGCGCATGGTATCGTAGCTGACTTAGACTTCTCGCTGTAATTTGACTAGCCCCTTACTTAACGGTAGGGGGCTTTTTTGAGGGATTAATGGACAACTTTCGTAATCATACGGTTCATGCGGACGGTGATGGCGGCATTATCATCGAAACTAAACAAGATATATCAGACATCTTAGAGCGCAACAAAGCGTTACAAGAGATAGACAAAGCAAGGACAGGCGCAACAGAAGATTTACATTTAATAGGCTCGATACCGTTTACGGCAATTGATAAGCTAAATCAAATGGGAATCATGAGAGGTTTTGCGATAATGGATGAGGTAGCTTTTAAGAAGTGGCTCAACCATCCTGAACAAGCTCCGTTAAAGATATATCGAGGAACAGTATGAGAGTTGGCGTTTGTATTCCATGTAGAGACGAGGTTCATACAGGATTTGCTTTTGACTTTGCTAGGATGGCTGCACACGATGCGTCTGTTAGATGCAAGGACGGAAAGGGCGGTCTAAGCCTTTATACGATGCCTGGCACTCTGATATTCGATCAGCGTGAGAAGTTAGCTCAGGTGGCGTTAAAAGAGGGATGTGACGCTATTCTGTACATTGACAGCGATATGAGATTTCCTCCTGACTTGATAACGATTATGTTGTCTCGTGAGGTTGGGATTCTAGGTGTCAATGCAGTCACAAGACGTAAACCATGTATGCCTACGACTAAGCTCTTAATTAAGTCAGAAGATGAGAAAGGGATTCGCCATCATTGGTCTAATGTCGATTCTCGTGGTAAAGAAGGTATTGAGAAAGTTACTGCTGTTGGTTTTGGGGCGGTAATGATTCGTAAGGAAGTGTTTGAGAAGGTTCCACAGCCGTGGTTTGATGCCGGATGGGGGCCAACTGGTGTAGTAGGTGAGGATGTTCATTTCTGTGTTAAGGCTGGTGATAATGGCTTTGATACTTACGTGGATCACGAGCTATCTATGCACATCAAACACATTGGTACGTATGAGTATGGCTGGGATGATTTCGAGCAATTAGAGGAATAATATGGCGTTTACAAGCTACAGTGACTTAAAAACTACGATTGCTAGTTATTTAGCTCGTAGCGATCTAACGGCTATGATACCTACGTTTATTCAGTTAGCTGAGTTACGTTTGCGTAGAGACATTAGAACTCGTCAGATGTTGGTTGTTGCTACAGCATCAACAACGGCAGGTGTATCTACTGTTGGACTTCCTACTGATTTCTTAGAGATGCGTGATATTCATGCAAATACGAACCCAATTACCACTCTATCGTATTCAGCTCCTAACTCTTTCTACAATTCTTATAGAGTTACTGAGTCAGGTAAGCCAACAGACTATACAGTCTTAGCTACAGAAATTCAGTTAGCTCCAATTCCAGATAGTACGTATACGCTACAAATGCTGTACTACGCACAACCTGACTTCCTAAGCGATACAAATGCAAGTAATACATTCTTGGCTAACTTCCCAGATGCGTTGCTGTATGCGTCTTTAGGTGAAGCAGAGCCGTATTTGATGAATGATGCTAGATTGCAAACATGGGCTACATTGTATGATCGTGCAATCAACTCTATCTCTATTTCAGATCAGTCTAGTGAGTACAGTGGTCAACCTATGTCAATGTCTTATAACGTGAGGTAATTATGGCAGAAATGTCGAACTATTTAGAAAATGCTCTAATTAACGCTACCTTGCGTAATACGAGCTATACAAGTCCAGCTACTGTTTACATTGGTCTTTATACGTCTGATCCTACTGACGCTAATACTGGAACTGAAGTATCTGGTGGTTCTTATGCTCGTGTTGCTGTAACTATGGGTGCGCCTAGCAATGGTGTCTCATTGAATACTGCTGCTGTTGAGTTTCCACAGGCTACAGGATCATGGGGTACTGTTGGTTGGATTGGTATTCTTGACGCTTCTACTAGCGGTAACTTGCTATATCACTCACCACTAGACGTATCTAAAACTATTGCTTCAGGTGATATCTTTAAGATAGCTATAGGTAGCCTTAGCGTCACTTTGGCATAAGGGGTAAATAATGGCACTAGTTGTAGCGGATCGTGTCAAGGAAACATCTACCACTTCTGGTACTGGTACGCTAACTCTGGCTGGTGCTAGTACAGGGTATCAGTCATTTGCAGTTATTGGTAATGGCAATACTACCTACTATTCGATAGTAGATAACGTAGCTGGTACTTGGGAAGTAGGTATTGGTACTTATACATCATCAGGTACTACGTTAGCTCGTACTACAGTATTAGCCAATAGCTCTGGTACTACAAGTCCTATTAACTTTGCTGCTAATACTAAAGACGTTTTTGGTACTTATGCTGCTAGTAAATCTGTACATAAGGACGCACTAAACACAGCGTATGCAGATCAATTGGCTGCATCTAATGGCATAGTCATCAATAACAAGACTATTGCTACTAGCTACTCAATTCCTAGTGGATACTCGGCTATGAGTACAGGCCCTATTACTATCAACAGTGGTATTAGCGTAACTGTTCCTAGCGGATCGAGATGGGTGGTTATTTAGATGTTTGGCATATCAGCATTTTCACAAGCTCCGTATTCAGCTCTTGGTGCTCCACCAGCAAATTACGTAGATGGATCTGCTGCAATTACTGCTAATGCTACGGTTACTGCTTTAGGTGGGATTTTATACAGTGGTTCTGGGGCGATAGTAGGTACTGCTACTGTTTATGCTCTTGGTGGTGTCGTATATAACGCAGATGCTCAAATACTTGGTACTGCAACAGTTACGGCAAGTGGTGGTCTTTTAATATCTGCTGATGCTTCAATTCTAGCGACTGCTGAAATGCAAGCTATTGGTGGTGTTTTGTATAGTGCCAATGCTTCTGTAGAAGCTACTGCAATATTAGACTGCTTGCCTAATGCTATATGGTCAGGATTGATTCAAGTAGAAGGTAGAGCTTATTTAGTTGCAAGTCCAGATGCTCATATTATTGGTGACGAATGGCATTTAGTTGTTGAAGATACTAATACTTGGACACCTGTAAACGATAGAACAAATAACTGGACGAATATAAACGGTCAGTCTGATTCTTGGATAAGGCAATAATGGCTAAACAACGTATAAATTTTGGTGAATGGCTACCAGATCAGCCTGGAGTAACTGGAGCTTTAACTGATGCGGTTAATTGTTATCCTGTTACTAACGGTTATGCTCCTATTTTTAGTGAAGCAAACTACTCAGAAGATGCTGCTGCTGATTTAATCGTGTCTTTTGCAGGAAAAACTGCTGGAATTGTGTCGTTATTTGGTGGTTCTGCATCAAATTTGTATAAATTTACGCCTGGTACTCGTGCAATGGCAGCTTTAACCACTACTGGATACGGTTCTGTTGAGTATTGGGATGTAACTCAGTATGGCGATAAGATGATTATGGCTAACGGAGCAAGCAAATTACAGCAATACACGCTAAATTCATCTACTTATGCGACAGATTTAGCAGCAGCAGCTCCACAAGCTAAGTATGTAACGGTAGTTAAAGACTTTGTAGTAGCTGCTAACGTAACAGGCGAAGAAAACAAGGTCTATTGGTCTGATATTAACGATGAAACAGATTGGACTCCTGGTCTTGCTAGTCAATCTGACTCTCAGGTAATACCAGATGGCGGTGATATTACTGGAATATCAGGTGGTGAGTTTGGTTTGATATTCTTGGAACGTGCAATCTACCGTATGACGTACGCAGGTAGTCCATATTTCTTCCAATTCGACAATATCTCAAGAACTTTAGGTTGTGTCTCTCCTGGCTCCATTATTAACTACGGTGGGATAACGTATTTCTTAGCAGATGATGGTTTTTATCTATGCGATGGTCAGTCAGTTAAGCCAATTGGCGTAGAACGTGTAGATAGATGGTTCTTTGATCGTGTAAATGCGCTAAGTTTAAAGAATGGAATCTCATCTGCTGTAGATACAGAGAAACGAATCATATTATGGCTGTTCCCAAATCAGTCAGGATCAAACACTTTACTTATTTACAACATATCGTTAAATAAGTGGTCATACGCTGATACTACAGCAAGCAGTATTTCATTTGCTATTACTCCATCTGTAACGCTAGAGGATTTAGATAACTTTAGTACGAGCATTGATGCCTTAACTATATCGTTAGATGATAGACAATGGACAGGTGGTCAATTATTGTTAGCTGGTACACAAGGCAAGAAGATTATTACGTTTAGTGGTGCCTATAAACAGGCTTCATTAACATCAGGTGATATAGATGTTGGTCATTCTGTAGTTACTTTAGCAAGACCTATTGTAGACAACGGTAGTGGCTCTGTAGCGGTCGCAAGTCGTGAGTTGCTAAGTGGTGCTATTACATTCGGAGATGCGTCTGTGGCCGATTCTGAGGGTCGCTGTGGGATACGTTCAGCAGGTAGGTATCACAGGGTTAAAACTAATCCTAGTGGAACTTGGAAAACTGCTGTTGGCGTTGAAGTTGATATTAGTGGTCAGGGTTCTCGATGACTAGAACTGTTCAATTCCAGACATTACCGCCTTTTGGTGGAGATCAGCGTCAAGTTGCTGATGTTGTTCGTGGGATTATGGATGGCAAGACAAACAATACTGGCAAGGTAACTTTAGCTACTGGTAACGCAACGACTACGACTATATACGA